TGACCGGTATGTAGGCCTCTCGCGCGCTGCGCAGGCGGGCCACCAGGTCGAGATCTTCGTGCATGTTGATGAGCTGCGCGAAGGCCCGGCGAAAGCGAAGAACAAGACGATCAAGATGCTCTACGACGCCGGCTGCGACGTCATGTTCTTCTTTGACGACGATTGCTACCCGATGCATGAAGGGTGGGACTCGTACGTGATTCAGCACCACCTGAGCAGCAACTGCCAGTTCTTCGGCTTGCCGGAGTCGTTCAAGTCGAACCTCCGTCTGGCCGAGCCGCCGAGCGAAGTAACGTGGTGGGATGGCGTCATCGGCTGCTTTATTTTCCACACGCGCGAGGTTGTGAATCAGATCGGCTATTACAACAGCGACTACTCGGGCTACGGCTACGAAGACGCCGCGCGCAACGACCGTATCCGTCGTCGCTTCTTCCCCGGCCCCAACTACCCGTCGCTGCTGCGCTTGCCCAGCTACATTTTCAGCGAGGACGTGTACGCAAGAAACCCGACGCCCAACCTCACGATGCAGGAAAAGCTACAGTTCATCGAGCGCAACGGACCTATTTTCAGCAAGGAGATGCACAGTGCAGAGCTCTACCACCCTTTCGGCTGAGTTGATCGTCGACGCCAAGCCGCTCACGTCCTGCGATTACCATCGCGTCGTGTTGCCGTTTTCCGTTCTGAAGAAGGTCAAGCCGAAGGTCCCGGTGCTGGTGTTCAACCGCTTGTATAGCGGCGGCTACGCAGAGCTGTGCCGGATGAAGAAGAACGGCGCACGGGTAATTGTCGACATCGACGACAGCCCTTTCCTCGATTCGTCGCACTACCTGTTCGAGCACTACAAGCGCGACCAGACGTCTACGCGCATCGTCAACGAGCTGGCCTTGGCCGATGTCATCACGGTCACCAATAGCCGATTGGCGGACGTCGTGCGCGGCGTGCTGCCGAAAGCCTCTATCGAGGTCGTGCCTAACGCGCTGCCGTTCGACAAAGGCCAGTTCATCAAAAACCGGCTCTTCGACGACCCGCAACGCGTCGTGTACGCCGCAGGCCCGAGCCACTACCTGGACTCGAAGATTCTGCCGCTCGGTTTTGGCCAGGACTACGCCTTTGCCGGCGATATGCCGCACCCCCAGTGGCAGAAGATGCGCGAACACCACCCGCACGCGTCTTTCCGTCTTGCGCGTCCGGTGCAGGCGTACATGGGGCTTTACGAGGGCCACAAGATCGCCGTTGCGCCGCTGAAGCGCAGCGACTTCAACGCATGCAAGTCGAACTTGAAGATGCTCGAAGCGGGCGCACGCGGCCTGGCTTTCGTTGCGTCCCCGGTGCACCCATACACCGACAGCATCGACATCCCGCACGTCGTCTACGCGGACACCAAGACCGACTGGGGCGACGCCTTCCGGAAGCTGTTCGTCGATAGGTCGTACCGCGAGGACATGGCCGCCAGCCTGGCGCAGCACGTGCGTGAGAATTACCAACTGGAAAGATCGAACAAAATCCGCCGACAGATAATTGAGTCCTTCCGATGACACACATGCACTGCGACTGGGAAACGGCGAGTAGGTCGGACCTGAAAAAGGTCGGCCTCGACGTGTACGCTCGGCACCCGACGACGAAAGTGCTGATGCTCAACTACAGCTTCGACGAAGGCCCGGTGCACTTGTGGGAGGCTCATAAGGGTCCGTTGCCCAGGTCGGTGCGCAGCGCGTTGGAGGACAGCTCGATCACCAAGATCGCGCACAACGCGCAGTTCGAGATCCAGATCGCCAATCACGTGTTGGACATCGACACCGGTCCGGACCAGTGGTGGTGCACGATGGTGATGGCGCTTTCGCTCGGCCTTCCTGCCGGCCTTGGTCCGTTGGCCAAGGACGCGCTGCAGCTGCCCAAGGAGTTCTGGAAAGACCCCGAGGGCGAGCGACTGATGAAGCTCTTCAGTTTCCCGAACAGCAAGGCCACCCCGCTATCGCACCCGAAAGAGTGGACCGACTACTGCAGCTACGGCCGGCAGGACGTCGTCACCGAGACGAAGGTGTTTCGTGTTCTGCGTCAGTACGTCAAGAATCCGGGCAAGCTGTTCCGCGAGTGGCGGTTGGACCAGAAGATCAACGCTACGGGTCTGCCGGTCGACGAGTTCTTCATCTACAGCGCCCAGTCGATCGCAGCGCGCGAGAAGAAGCGCTACATGGATCTGCTCCGCGAAGAGACGGAGCTCGACAACCCGAACTCGGTCAAACAGATCCTCCCGTGGCTGAAGGATCGCGGATACCCGTTCTCGTCGTTGGCCAAGAACCGCGTGCAGATCGCGGTGAAGGACTTCGGCGACGAGATCGACGGCCAGGCCAAGCACGTGCTGAAGCTGCGCCTGCAGTCGACCAAGACCAGCATCGCGAAGTTCGACGCGATCCTCCGCGCTTCCCACGGTGGACGCCTGCGCAATACCTTCCAGTTCATGGGTGCAGCGGCCACCGGGCGCTACGCCGGGCGAATCCTCGGTCAGAACATGCCTCGGCCGTGGAAGGGCGCTGAGGAGCATCTGCGGGCCATCCGCAAGATGATCGACGACAACTGTATCGAAGACCTCCGGTTCTTCTTCGACCAGCCGCTCGAATGCGTGGTGTCGTCGATTCGCTCCGCGATCGCCGCGCCTCCCGGCAAGAAGTTCGTCGTGGCCGATCTCTCGTCGATTGAGCTGGTGGTGATCGCTTGGCTCACGGACTGCAAGTTCTGGAACAACGTCGTAGCGTCCGGCAAGGACGCCTACAAGGCGTTTGCTGAGCGTTGGCTGGGCGTTCCCTACGACGAGGTGCAGAAGTGGCAGCGAGCGCTCAGCAAGCCGCCTGCGCTGGGCTGCGGCTACCGCATGGGCGCGGGCCGAGAGATGGGCGCGTACCCGGACACCGAGAAGACCGGTTTGTGGGGCTACGCGGCGAACATGGGCGTCGACATGACGAAGGAGCAGTGCAAGGAGGCGGTCAAGATCTACCGCGAGCTGTCGCCGGAGATCAAGGAGTGGTGGTCGCTGCTCGAAACGGCTGCTATGGATTGCGTCAGCACGCGCGAGCCGCAGCGCGTCGGCGGCATCGTGTTCGACTACCTGAAGCCGTTTTTGCGCATGCGCCTGCCGTCCGGCCGCTTCGTGCATTACTGCAAACCCCACCTGGAGATGGTCTCCGTCGAGTACGAAGACGACAACGGCGTGGTCAAGGTGATGAAGAAAATGGGCCTCACGTATGAGCGCCTGAGCCAGACGTCGAAGAAGTGGGTACGTCGGTCCAACCACGGCGGCCGCTTCATCGAGCAGGCTGTGCAGGCGATCGCTCGTGACATCTTGCAGCACGGCCTGCAGCAGGCGGACGACATGGGCTTCGAGATCGTCGGCCACTACCACGATGAAATCCTCACCCTGGTCGACGAAGATAGCGACCTCGGCCTGGATGAGCTCATCGAGTGCATGGTGGGCAGCAAGCCGGCCTGGGCGTCGACCATGATGGTCAATGCCGCGGGATACGAAGACACGTTCTACCAGAAGGGGTAATACATGCCACGCGGACCCGAAGCAAAAATCCAGGACGCCTCGGTCAAGAACGCGAGGAAGATGGGCTGCATGGCCATCAAGCTCGATTCGACGACCTACAGCGGATTGCCCGATTACCTTCTCTCGCACATCAACTGCGGGCCGTTTCTCATGGAGTTCAAAGCGCCAGGCTCTGTGCCCCGGCCGCTGCAGGTCGAACGGCACAAGCAGATGGCCGACGCCGGCTTCGTCGTGTTCCCCTGCGTCTCCTCGACACGCGTTGCAGCTGAGATCGTCGAGGACATGATTAACCGCCGCAAGCCGCGCCACAAGCCGGTGGCAGGGCTATGAGCAAGTGGAGGAGAGCTGACCTACGGCGCTACCAGAACGGCGGTGCGAAGTTCATCCGGCGCGTCAAGCGGGGTGCTCTCTTCGTCGATCCTGGCCTCGGCAAGACGACGACCGTGCTCACCGCACTCGGCGACGCGATCGACGAGATGGAGCTGTGCGATATGACTCTCGTCGTCGCGCCGCCGCGTGTTGCGAAAGAGACATGGCCGCGCGAGTTTGCCGAGTGGGCGCACCTGAAGGGCAAGACGTTCGTCTACATCGGCGGTTCGCCGGAGAAGCGGAAAAAGCTGCTGAAGCGGCGCGCTGACTACCACATCGTGTCGATGGACAACCTGTTGTGGCTCCTCCGCGAGTTGGGTGGCGACCACCCCCGGTATACGAAGGTGATCGAGGCAGACGTTCTGACGAAAGACGGCGTCTTCTACTTGCGGCACCCGGAGGTAGTCGACTCCAAGACCAAGAAGGTCATCACGCCAGAAGCAATCGTAAAGGCGGTCGAGGGCCAGGTTTGCAGGACGAGCGCCGGAGACGTGGTGGCGATATACGACGGACGCCCGGTCAAAGCGACAGGTCGGGCGAAGGCGCTGAAGCCAGGCGACGAAGCCAAGGTGCGCGGGTCGAAGTGGACCTCGCCGAGCAGCTTCCCGTATGGCGCGATCGTGGTCGACGAAAGCTCGAAGATGAAGAACTCGGACACCAACCGGTGGAGGGCCATGAAGATGATGGCGTTCCTGGTGGAGTATTTCTTGATCCTCACCGGTACGCCGGCAGCGAACAGCCTGCACGACTTGTGGGCGCAGATCTTCCTGCTTGACGGCGGCAAGCGGCTTGGCACCACGCTGAAGTTCTTCCGCGAGCGGTGGTTCCTGGAGAACTACAACGGCCACGGATACCGCGCCAAGGACTACGCGCAGTCGGTTATCGAGGGCGCGATCGCGGACATCTCGTTCACCCTGCGCGAAGAGGACTACGCAGATCTGCCGCCGCGCATGTACAACACGATCAACATCACCCTGGACGAACCGACCCTCAAAAAGTACAACGAATTCGAGCGCACGTATGTCTTGGCGATCGACGACGTGTCCAAGATCGTGGCCAACGAAGGCGCGGCGCTGACGCAGAAGTTGCTGCAGCTCTCGAACGGCATCGTGTACCGCACCGACCCGATCACCGAAGAGAAGACTGAGCACACGTTCCACAAGGCCAAGCTCGACGCGATGGAAGACCTGGTGGAAGAGCTCAACGGGCAGAACCTGTTCGTCGCTTACCAGTTCAAGTCCGACCTCGCTCGCATCCTGAAGAAGTTCCCCCAGGCTCGCCTGCTCGACAAGAAGTCGGAGACGCAAGACGCATGGAACCGGGGCGAGATCCCGATCCTGCTGGCGCATCCGAAGTCGGCGGCCCACGGCCTGAACTTGCAGTTCGGCGGGAATCACGTACTTTGGTATGGCCCGACGTGGTCGTTGGAGGATTACATCCAGCTCAACAAGCGACTGCATCGCAGTGGTCAGAAGCAACCGGTTATGATCCACCACCTGATCGTCAACGGCACTATCGACGTAGACGTGATGGACTCGCTGGGCGAGAAAAACGACACGCAAGAAAAGCTACTCAACCTCCTGAAAAAACGCATCGAGTCCTACAAATAATGGGCAAAGCACGAGACCAAGAAGAGAATGACCGCCTGTTCCTCGGCGCGACCGTTACTGATCTGGCCAAGCTGTTCGGCGGGTCGCAGAACGACGTGTTGAAGAAGATCGGCGGTCGCGTTCGCCCGGCCACCCCGCCGGGCGTCAAACCGATTCGTTACCGCGTCCGGGAGGCAGCGCCCTACCTGGTAGAACACACCCTGGACGCGGAGATGACCGAGGCAATCATCAAGCGCATGTCGCCGGAGAAGCTGCCCGCTAAGCTGAGCGACGTCTTCTGGAAAGGCCAGAAAGCACGCCTGGACTACCAGGAGCGGCAGGGCGAGTTGTGGAAGACCGAGCGGGTGGTGGAGATCCTGGCCGAGGCGTTCAAGCCGGCGGCGATCACCATCAAGATGTTCCGCGATACCGTCGGCCAGATGACCGAGCTCACCGCCGAACAGCGCGAGATCCTGCAGGAGCTCTCCGACGGCCTGCTGCGCGATCTGCAGGGCTCTCTCGTGGAGAAGTTCGCTGACTACCAGCCGGCCGACGACGAGCACGGCATGCCGATCAGTGACGCGGAAGGCGACGGCACGGTGACCGTCCGTCTGGACTTGGGCGACGAAGAGGAAGAAGACGATGGCCTCGGCGACTGAAGCAACTCTTGGCGCGCTCGTGGTGGTAGCGGCGAGCGTATTCCAGCCGCCCGAACGACTCGATGTCGCTGAGGCGGCAGCGAAGTACGTCTACCTGAAAAACCCTCCGGCGTATCAGGGCTACTACAAGCCCGAGAAGACGCCGTACATGATCGAACCGCAGAACATGACTCAGAGCCAGGACCACACGGCTCTGATTTTCGTTGGGCCGTCGCAGACGGGCAAGACGGAAGCGATCATCCTCAACGTGTGGGCCTATCACGTTAAGTGCAATCCGCTCGACATGCTGCTGTACTGCCCGAGCCAGTCTGCAGCGCGCGACTTCGTGAAGCGCCGTATCGACCGTCTGCACCGCAACTCGAAAGACATCGGCTCGGAAATGCCGAAGGGCCAGCACGCCGACAACACGCACGACAAGACCTACCGCACCGGCATCATCGGTTCGATCTTGTGGCCGTCGATCAACGAGCTGTCGTCTAAGCCGGCCCCGGTGGTGATGTTCACCGAGTACGACCGCATGCCCGACGACATCGAAGGGGAGGGCTCGCCCTTCACCCTGGGTAAGAAGCGCACCACCACGTTCCGCAACATGGCGATGACCATCGTCGATTCGTCGCCGGCCCGGCCGATCACCGACCCGCGCAAGAAGCTGGAGGGCCACGAGGCCCCGCCATGCACCGGTATCCTGGGTTTGTACAACGAAGGCGATCGTCGCCGTTGGTACTGGCCCTGCCCGAGCGAGGACTGCGGTGAGTTCTTCGAGCCGCACTTCGGTTTGCTGATGTACCAGACCGAGGTCGAAGACCCCGAAACGGACAACGCGCGTCAGCTCACGTACGCCGAAGTCGTCAAGACGGTCTACATGCGCTGCCCGCATTGCGGCGTGCGCATCGAGCACGACAAGAAGCGCGGCATGAACCTGAAAGGCGTGTGGCTCCGCGAAGGCGAGAAGATCACCGCGTCCGGACGCCGCTATGGCAACCCGCGCGAGAGCGATTCGATCAGCTACTGGCTGCGCGGCCCTGCAGCGACCTTCATCACCTGGTCCGAGATGGTCGTCAAGTACGTCAAGGCGCTGCGCAAGTTCGAGCAGACGGGCGACGACAACGACCTGAAAGCCACGGTCAACACCGACCAAGGCGAGCCGTACTCCGCGAAGGAAGACTCTGGCGATCGACTGCCGGAAGACATCATGGATAACGCGGTGGCGCGCAAGCCGAAGCACGTGCCGCCGGAAGTGCGTGCGCTGATGGCCACCGTCGACGTGCAGAAGAACCGTTTCGAGGTTCAGGTGATGGGCGTCATGCCCGGCTCGCCGTATCGCATCGCGGTGATCGACCGGTTCCCGATCGTGAAGTCCGAACGCCTGGACGCCGACGGCGACAAGCTGTGGGTCAAGCCAGCCACTCACCTGGAAGATTGGGACGTGATCGAAGACCAGGTGATGAGCAAGAAGTACCCGCTCGAAGGCGGCGGTGGCGAGATGGCGGTCTGCCTGACGTTCTGCGACTCCGGCGGTAAGGAAGGCGTGACCACCAACGCCTACAACTACTGGCGCAAGCTGCGCGACGAAGGCAAGCATGGGCGCTTCCAGTTGGTGAAGGGCGAGCCCAACGTGCACGCACCGCGCGTGCGCCTCGGCTACCCCGACTCGGTGCGCAAGGACCGACACGCAAACGCACGCGGCGAAGTGCCGGTGCTCTTCATCAACACGAACATGATGAAAGACTACGTGGACGCCATGCTCGATGTGCAGAAGGACGAGATCGGCAACGTGGTGTCTGCAGCGAAGGTCGAGTTCCCCGACTGGCTGGACATCAGTTTCTACGAGCAGCTGACCGCCGAGATCCGGAAGAACGGGAAGTGGGAGAAGATCTCCGGCCGCGCAAATGAGTCCTTCGATCTGCTGTGCTACTTCGCCGCCGGCCTGGCCGCCCGCAACATCGACCACGTCGACTGGACAGCTCCCCCCAAGTGGTTGCAGCCCTGGGACAGCAATCCGGCGGTCAAGCTGACCAGCCAAGCAAAAACGGGCTCGGTTGACAAGACCCCCGGCTCCCCGCCATCTTTCGCCTCACTCGCTGCTGACCTGGCCTGACCATGACCTGTTGCCAAACCCTAACCCCCGAAGAACTCGCAGCGCTGAAGGCCCGCATCGCCAAGCTCGAAGAGGTGTACGACACGCTGATGGCCGGCGGCGCTGTCGCGTCCTTCACCGATCAGAACGGCGAGCGTGTTGAGTACCGCGCAGCGAACCGCACCGCGCTCTTCGCTTACATCAACACGCTTCGCATCCGCGCCGGCATGCCGGTTCTCTGCGGCGTAGTTGGCCGCCCGATTGGATTCATCCTATGACCGATAAAGCCCTCGCAGTGAGCGAGCCGAACGTACGCCGAGGTGGGAGCCTCGGCGTTACCGTAGACGGCGTCCCGCTCGAAAAGTCGGCCGGCCTCGGCGGTGGTGCCTACGAAGGCTCCGACCGACTGAGCCGCGACCTGGCCTCCTGGCAACCCCGCATGCTGTCCGCCGACGCGTCGATCAACGACGGCCGCGCCAAGCTGACGATGGACGCACGCGGTCGTGACCTGACGCGCAACAGCGGCCCCATCCTGGGAGCGAGCTACGTCCACAAGGACTCGATCGTCGGCTCGCAGTACCGCCTCAACCTGAGCCCTGCGTACGACACCTTGCGTCGGCTCAACCCCGGCCTGAAGTTCGACGAGGTGTGGGCCGAAGAATTTCAGCAGGAAGTCGAAGAGCTGTTCCACCTGTACGCCGAGTCGATCGACAACTGGATCGACGTGCAGCGCTCGATGTCCTTCACCAGCCTGATCCGCATGGGCGTCGGCTGCTACTTCGCTGGGGGCGAGGTGCTTGCCACGTGCAACTGGATGAAGGGCTCGGGCCGGCCGTTCTCCACCGCCTTCCAGCTGATCGACTGCGATCGCCTGAGCAACCCGTACGACATGCAGGACACGAAGTTCATGCGTCGCGGTGTAGAGCTCAACCGCGACGGCGCGCCGGTCGCCTGCCACATCCGCGAGGGCTACCCGAACGACACGATGCGCGGCGGCACTGACTCGTTCCGTTGGGGCCGTCGGCCGATCTACAAGCAGTGGGGCCGCATGCACACGATCCTGCTGCGCAATATGCAGCGGCCGGAGCAGACGCGCGGTGTGGCCGACATGGTGGCCGTGCTGAAAGAGACGCGGATGGCCAACCGCTTCCACGACACCACCCTGGCCAACGCTATCGCCAACGCGAGTTTCGCTGCGGCCATTGAGTCGGAGCTGCCGCCGGAGATGGTGGGCGACATGCTGGGTGCCGACACCAGTCCCCGCCTGGACGCGTCCCGCTCGCTGCTGTCGGCGATCGCGGACTACTCGCGCGGTGGCAAGAACATCGAGCTCGACGGCGTCAAGATCCCGCATCTGTTCCCCGGCACCAAGCTGAAGCTGTATCCGGCGGGCACGGTCGGCGGTGTGGGCACCGGGTTCGAGGAGTCGCTGTTCCGCTTCATCTCGGCCGGCCTGGGCATCAGCTACGAAGAACTGACGCACGACTTCTCCAAGACCAACTACTCCGGCGCGCGGGCGGCGTCGAACAACACGCTGCGCTTCACCACGTCGCGTAAGCGGGAAGTCGCCGACGGCATGGCCAACGCGATGTTCCGCAACTGGTTCGAGGAGGCGCTTGACCTCGGCACCATCTCCACCATGCGCACGATGCTGAAGAAGAAGCCGGACCTGTTCTACGAAACGATGAACCGCGATGCGCTCTGCCGCTCCACCTGGATCGGCGCGAGCCGTGGCCAGGTCGACGAGACCAAGGAGACGCAGGCGGCCATCATGCGCATCAACTCGGGCCTGAGCACGTATGAGATCGAGTGCGCACGCCTGGGCTACGACTTCCGCGAGATCTACCGTCAGCAGAAGCGCGAGAAGCGCCTGCGCGAAGAGGCCGGTCTCTCGTTCGATACTTCACCCAAGAAGCCCGGCACCATCACCTCGCAACAGAACACCGGCGCGGGAGACAACAACGGAGACAACAAAAATGCCGACGAAGACGACGGCCTCGATGATTAACCTGCCCGCCGCGCAGCGGTTCTCCCGCTCGCCTGCACTGCTGTCGGCGGCCCATGCCCACGAGCTTGTGTCGTTTGCCGCGTCCCCCGAACGCGACGAGCAGATCACTGCCAAGCACCTGGAACAAGTAGCCTCGACCTACGGCATCTCCACGTCGTCGGCCGACCGTAAGCCGTTCTTGTTCTCCAACGGCATCGCGGTGATCCCGGTGTGGGGCGCGCTCCTGCACCGCGACAACTGGTGCAACAGCTACGCGACGGGCTACGACTACATCGGCTCGCGGTTCGCCGCAGCGATGGGAGACGATGATGTCAAGGGCATCGTGCTGGATGTCAACAGCTACGGTGGCCACGTTGCCGGCAACTTCGAGTTGGCCGAGTCGATCCGCGAAGCGCGCGAGCGCAAGCCGGTCGCCGCGATCGTCGACAACCGGGCTCTGTCGGGCGGCTACTCGCTCGCCTCGTCCGCGTCGAAGATCTACGCCACCCCGTCGGCCGACATCGGCAGCGTGGGCGTCGTGCTGACGCACATGAGCTACGAGAAGATGCTGGAAGAGTTCGGCGTGGAGGTGACCTTCATCTTCGCGGGCGAGCACAAGGTCGACGGCAACCCGTACGAGAAGCTGCCGGACGACGTAAAGGCTGCGCTGCAGGCTTCGGTCCAGCGCAGCTATGAGCAGTTCGTGTCCCTGGTTTCGACCAACCGGGGCCTCGACGCGGAGGCGGTCAAGGCCACCCAGGCACGTGTCTACGATGCCGATGAAGCCCTGTCGCTGAAGCTGGTTGACGCCGTGATGCCTGCTCGCGCAGCATACGCCGCGTTCATGGAGGAGACGGCCGCCGTCTCTTCGTCCTCGTCACAACAGAAGAAGGGTAAAAAAATGGGCACCAACAACAGCAACAAGAACGCGAGCGGCGACGAGGAAGAGATCACTCGCGCCGACGTTGACAAGGCCGCTCAGGAAGCCAGCGCCGCCGAACAGGTCCGCATCGCGGGCATCATCGGTTGCGACGCCGCTGCCGGCCGCTCCAAGTTGGCCAACCACTTCGCGTTCAAGAGCCGCATGAGCGTGGATGAAGCCAAGGCAGCGCTCGAAGCTGCACCGAAGGAAGAAGCCGCTCCGGCCGGTGGCAGTCGTCTCGAAAAGGCGATGGCCGATGACCAGAACAAAACCGTGGGTGTCGATGACGGTGGTGACGCCACCGATCAGCAGCCGAAGGGTGCCGCCCGCCTGTTGGGCGCGGCACGCAAGGCCGGCGTCCGTCTGATCCCGAAGCAGTAAGGAGAATCGAGATGTCCCGCATCGACTATGGCATCAACTACGCCGAAGGCACCGAGGGCGACTACATCGCGCCCCCGCAGCTGCTCGCAGGCGAAACCCCCGCACTGGGCACGCTCGACGTGCTGATGCCGGCCGGCGCTCGTCAGCAGTTCGAGCCGCGGGGCACCAACTACGGCTTGTGGGCCGCTGGCCAGGTCATCACTGGCGTGACCGCCTACGCAACGCCGGGCGGCGTGCGCGCCGCGATCTACGGCTCCGGCTGCTTCAACCTGGACGCGATCAAGTGGCCGGCTGGCACGACCGAGGCCCAGGTGCAGACCGCGCAGATCAGCTCGCAGTGCAAGTTCCGCAAGCTGCTCTACAGTGACAAGCGCACTGGCTCCGAACCGGCACCGGGCACCGAAGCCGGTCCCTCCACCACCTGATAGCGAGAGAAACCTATGGAAATCTACGAGACCCACGAGTTGGTGGAGACGATCCGCAACTTCCCGCCGGTTCCGTCCTACTTCCTGGACACGTACTTCCGCCGCAGCTTCAACGCGACGACCGAGTACATCGACTTCGACCTGATCGACAAGGGCCGTCGCCTGGCTCCGTTCGTCGTGCCGAACGTGCAGGGCCAGCCGATGCTGCAGCGTGGCTACAGCACCCGCAAGTTCAAGCCGGCCTACATCAAGATGAAGGACGCGGTCGACCCGCAGCGCGTGATGCTGCGCACCGTGGGCGAAGCGTTCGGCGGCGATCTGTCGCCGGCAGAGCGCGAGGACGCGATCATCGTCGATCTGCAGCAGGATCACCGCGACATGATCATGCGCCGCTGGGAGTGGATGGCTGCGCAGGCGCTGGTCGAAGGCCAGGTCACCGTCGAAGGCGAGAACTACCCGTCGCGTACCGTGCAGTTCGGTCGCTCGGCCGGCAACACCGAGACGCTGACCGGCGGCGCGCTGTGGAGCAACCCGACCACGGCCAAGCCCCTGGACGACGTCAAGCGTTGGTCGCAGCAGATCTTCCGCTCGGGCGTCAAGGCCAATCGCCTGACCCTGACCCCCGCCACCTCGGCTGCGTTCTTCGCGGCTGACCAGGTGAAGGAGCAGTTCGAGACCCGTCGCGGCACCAGCTTCGGCGAGAACTTCGAGCGCAACAACCTCAACGCCGACACCATCACCGTGCACGGCGTGCTGCCGGGCGGCATCGAAGTGGTTACCTTCAGCGACATCTACGAAGACAACCTCGGCGAAGAGCAGCCCTTCATCCCGGACCAGGTTGCTCTGCTCACTGGCAACGTGGAAGGCGTGCGTGCGTTCGGTGCGATCATGGACCGCAAGGCCCAGTATCGTTCGATGGACATCTTCCCCAAGATGTACGAAGACGATGACCCGTCCGGCCTGTTCCTGCTGACGCAGAGCGCGCCGCTGATGATCCCGCTGCGCCCGAACGCTTCGTTCCGCGCCAACGTCATCCCGGCTACCTAAGCCGGGCTGACAGGAGACGACCATGAAAAACAAAGAGCAGAGTTTCGTTACCCTGCACTCGGTCTCCTACGACGATCCCGACTTCGGTCGGGTTCTCGTAAAGCCGGGCAAGCTGGTGAAGCTGTCTGACGCTGACACGATCCGCGATCTGAAAGCGGCCAAGGCAGTGCGGCCGGCGACGGCCGGCGAAGCTGGTCTGAAGGAAGGCGCTGACGTGGCCGAGCAGGAGCCGCCGGTCAACGCAGATCCGGATGCCGATGACCAGGTTGATGGCGACCAGGACGACGATGGCCTGGGCGACGAGCCGGACCTCAGCGGCGCGGCCGATCCGGAAGTCGATGTCGTGCACTTCGACGTCAGCTCGCTGACCAAGGCGCAGTTGAAGGAAGCCCTGGATGGCGAAGGTGTCGAGTACGACAAGAACGCCAACAAAGATGCACTGATCGAGTTGTACACCGCCCACGTGGCGAAGTAAGACCAGGAGACCGCCGGGATGAGCCTTGACGAAATTCGTGATGCTTCGCGTGCAGCAGTGCACTCGCAGTTCGCTCTCCCGGCGGTCGCCACTTCACCCGATGGGCTTACGACTGTGCCGGGCCTCACCATCAGGTTGCACCGTGACATCCGTAAGCCGTTCGGCGATCTCGACCGTGAAGGGTTCGCCCTGATGATCGAGTCGCACAACCAGATCATCGTCGACACCGAAGAGTGGGTGCCGGCGTGGAACTGGATCTTGGACTTCGGCCGGGGCCGCGTCTTCCAGATCAACAACGTCGAACTGCTCAAAGGCGAGCGCTACCTGCGCTGCACCGTGACCGAGTACGAACCGGAGGAAGCACCGTGACCACCGAAGTCGAGGTCTTTGGTTTGAAGGGCCTCGACGACCTGGTCAAGCGCATGGGCCAGAGCGTCGACCCGGCCACCCGCGTCGCGATCAACGACGGCGCTCGCTTCGCGGTCCGCGAAGGTGCGAAGGACATCTCGTCCGAACTCAACCTGTCACAGCGCTACATCATGGGCGGCCCTGCGCCGCGTCTTGCAGTTCGACGCTTCGCCAGCGATAGCAACCTGGAAGCGGTAGTCACTGGTCGCGATCGTCCGACGTCGCTGGCCAGGTTCTCCCGCTCGGCTGTGAGGCTCGGTAAGCAGCGTCTGTCTCCGACCGTCAAGGTCGCGGCGCAGGGCGGCGGTCAACGCATCAGGGGCAGCTTCTTCGTGCGCTTGCGTCGCGGTGTCAACTTCGACGGGGAGAACTTCAACGTGGGCCTGGCTGTCCGCCTGAAGCCTGGCCAGCGCATTCCGGGCAAGAACAGCATGGCCAAGCCCGGCCGCAGCGGGTTCTACTTGCTTTACGGTCCCTCGGTCGGTCAGGCTTACCGCAGTTCGTCGGTCCGCACCGTGCCGGCAGTCAGCAAACGCATCGGCAACACGCTCGCTCGTGAGCTCACCCGGAGGATCAAGTAGTGGCAGACCTGATTAAGCCCAAGCGTCTCGTAATGCTCCAGGCGCTCGGCGATTACCTGACGGACGAGATCCGCAAGAGCAACGGCTACCAGCACGACCTGAAGGCCGTGTACCGGGGCCGCATGTTCATCGACGCGACCGCCCCGCTGCCGGTGCTGTCGATCATGGACAACCCCGATCCGGACCGATACCCGTCTGCTGCAGGCCGCCGTGGATACGAGCACCCGACCTACAACGAGGACTACATCCTGCTCATCCAGGGGTGGTCGAAAGACGACAAGATCAATCCGACTGACCCGGCTCACTACCTCATGGCTGACGTGCGTAAAGCGCTCGCCAAGATCGTGCGCCAGGGTCGACCGGACGAAGCCTATCAGCCGCCTGCAGACGTCTTTCTGCTGGGCGGTCTGATTACCGGCCTGGCGATGGAGCCAGGCGTTGTACGACCGCCGACCGAGCAAGCATCTAGCGATGCGTTTTTCTACATGCGCGTGTCGGTGGGTTTCTCCGAAGATCCAAACGATCCATTCAACCTCAGCTGAGGAGACCGCAGCAATGGCATTCCCCGATAAGAATTACACCCTCGGCCGTGGCGAGTTGTGGTTCGGCGCGTTTCTGCCGAACACCCGTCAGTCGGCGGGCACGGAGTACATCGGCAACACGACCGAGATCACTCTGACCACCGAAACCGAAAACCTGGATCACTCCGATTCGGACCACGGCATCCGCACCAAGGATGACTCGGTGCTGCTGGAGAAGAACTCCACCGGCAGCTTCGTCACGGACCACATCAGCCCGGCCAACCTGGCGCGTCTGTTCCTGGGCACGCACGGCATCGTCGCGCAGGCCTCGGCAACCGCACAGACCGTGTCGATCGCAGGCGTGCGTAAGGGCCGTCGCTACCAGATGGGTGTCAGCCCGTCGAATCCGAGCGGCGTGCGCGGCATCAGCAACGTGGCGATCGCCGCACTGCCGGGCGGTGGTTCGAGCACCCCCCTGGTCTTGGACGTCGACTACCGCGTGGACGCGGAAACCGGCGGCATCATCTTCCTGTCGTCCGGTCTGATCCTGACCAACGATTCGGACGACGTGGCCAATGTGACCTTCGACGTCGACGCGACCCAGTACAACCAGATCGTGTCCGGCTCGGAAGGCCAGCTGGAAGGCGAGCTGCTGTACAAGTCCTTCAACCCGAAGGGCCTGCGTTTCGACTTCTACTTCCCGTACGTGCAGCTGCGTCCGGATGGCGACTTCTCGCTGAAGGGCGACGAGTGGCAGGCGATCAACTTCGCGTTCGAGGCACTGAAGCGCGATGACGCCACCGAAGTCGTGTACTCCAATGGTCGTCCGGGCGTGGCCCTGGACGGCGTCGTCACCACCTAAGAGCTGGGCTCGGGAGAAGTCGCAATGGGTATCAACAAGAACGTTCGCCGCCGCGTGGAGACTGTGATCTGGGGCGGCGAAGAGATTGCAACCGTCGGCGCATTGGGTGCCGACGGCCTGGGCCAGATCATGGCCAACGTCAGCGAGGCTGTCGCGGAGATCTTCGCGGTGGTCGAGGAAGGTGAGTTCGCGATCGCCGGCAAGAGCGAGGAGCAGATCGCCGATGTCATCCTGCAGCAGGCCCCGGCTATGGTGCAGCGATTCGCGACCAACCTGCCGGAGCTGTTGTCGGAGATCATCATCGTCGCATCCGGCGAGGAAGACCCGGAAGCTCACAAGATCGTTCGCTACGAGTGGTCGTTGCCGATGCAGATCGAAGGCGTGAAGTGCGTGATGCGCGCCACGTTCGTCGATGACACGTCGTTCCGATCCTTCGTGGGAAACGTAGCGGCGCTGCTGAAGACAGGAAACGCGCTCAGCAGCGCGCCCAAGAAGCAACCGCAGATGCCAGCCGGTCCGCAGTCTTTGGCCGATGGCTGAGCAACATGTTTGAGGCGGTGTCCTTCCTGCGATCGGAAGGGCACTGCGAGGCGGGGGACTACCCGCTCTGGAAGGTGCACTACGAGCAAGAGATCGCACGGCGTCGTGTCAACCAGAACATCAAGTCGAACACTGTGCTGATGGCTGTAGCAGTTGCATCGCACAAGGGTAAGAAACCCTACAAAGCCTTCCAGAACGCCTTGGAGAAAATTGATGGCTAGCAAGACGGTTGACGTTGATCTCCGAATCCGAGCGCAGAACCTCTCGAAGGCTACGCTCGGCGACATCGCCTCGGACATCGACAAGATCTCGGCGGCCCAGCGAGAGCAGGCGAAGACCTCGTCTGCGCTCACCGCTCGGACGCGTGAGGAGATCGACGCCGACCGGCAGTACCTGGCAATGGCGCAGCAGGAACTCGCCCGCCGTCAGAAGTTGGTGGAGACCTACAAGGGGCAGCGCGCGGAAGTCGTCGCACTGTCGCAGCGTATCCGGGAGATGACCGCCGTCTCGCGCCAGGCTGCAGATGGCCAGGCGTTCGGCGACCCGAAGCAGTTCCGTGCCCTCAACCGCGAGATCGCCTCCAGCCAGGCTCAGCTGCAGCGCCTGGTTGCCGGCGTCGAGCGGACCGGTACGGCGCTGGCCTCGGCCGGCGTCGACGCCAACAAACTGGACACGGGCCTCGATCAGCTCAGCTCCGCAACCAATGCAGCATCGTCGGCCCAGGCTCGCGCCGAAGCCGACCTCGAACGCTATACCGCAGCGGCCGTACGCCAGAACCAGGTGTCGGCCGAGGCGGTGCGCCGGCTTGACGCTGAGACGGCCGCGCGCTTGCGCCTGGCCAACTCGGCAGTTGCCGACCGCAACCGTACCTCCGACCTGGCCACCCTGCGCAAGGACATCGAGGAGCGCAGCGAGCAAGCCCGCGTCGCGCGCATCCAAGCCGAGGCGTCCTCCCGCCTGGAGGCACAGACCGAGAGGGAGACCAGCGCCCGCCTGCGCGCCGTCAACTCGGTCGTCGC